TACAAAATCTTTTTAGACAGATACACCAAGAAAGCCCCGAAGGGCGATCTTGCTATTGGGGATCTCGTCCTCGTTATTACCAAGAAAGACCCCAAGTTTCCGCAGAAAGATTTAGGTTGGATTACTGACATCGCCAGCAAGGGCGCAACCGTTCAGCTTTACAATGGCGAGGAAATTTATCAAGACTTTGATTTAATCTCAAAGCCGCTTGAGACGCAGCCAGAGCAAGTTCGTCGTCGTGTTGCTCACGCCCTCGCCTCATGCGAGGATGTGGAAATTCGAGAATCAGTTGAGGATGACTTCTACAAGATTCTTCTTGACTACTTCGTCCCCGGTGGTCGCATCCTTGCTGGTGCGGGCCTAGATGTTCTTACGCTTCAGAATTGTTTTGTGCTCCCCGGCGCTGAGGATTCTAGAACTGGTGTCTTCGATAGGGTCAAGGAAATGGCAGAAACGCATAGTCGTGGTGGTGGAGTTGGTGTTAACCTTTCATCGCTGCGACCTCGCTATGCTCACGTTAAGGGAGTCAATGGTATCTCATCTGGTGCCGTTTCTTGGGGGCAGGTATTCAATCTTTCTACCGGGCTGATTGAACAAGGTGGGTCCCGCCGAGGTGCTACGATGCTTATGATTGATGACTGGCACCCAGATGTTTTTGAGTTCATTCAGGTAAAGAGAACCCCCGGTCAGTTTGAGAATGCCAATATGAGTGTCTGTATTTCTGATGCTTTCATGGAGGCTGTAGAGGCTGACGCAGATTGGGACTTAGTGTTTCCTGACACAAATGACCCACGCTATGATGATTTATGGACAGGTAATTTACAGCAATGGCAAGAAGACGGTGGACAGGTCAGAGTTTATGACACAGTAAAAGCTCGTGATATCTGGAGCCTGCTTATTGAATCAGCTTGGGCATCTGCTGAGCCCGGCCTGCACTTTCTTGAGCGCAGCAATAAGATGTCGAATTCGTGGTACTTTGCTCCGCTTGTTGCGACCAATCCTTGTGGAGAGCAACCTTTAGAAGCATACGGTGTATGCACGCTGGGTGCCCTTGATTTATCCAAATTTGTTTCTCCTTGGGATCGTGGCATGAATTGGTCGCTGCTGGGTTCAGTTATTAAAACAGCCGTGCGATTCCTCGACAACGTTATTGATATCAATAACTATCACCTCCCAGAGATTGAGGAAAATCATAGGTCTAATCGACGCGTGGGGCTTGGCACGATGGGCCTCGGTGAGCTTCTGCTGCGCCTGAATATCCGCTATGGCTCGGACGAATCCGTGGAATTTGTAGATACCCTTTACCAATTCATTGCAGAAAAGGCATATCATGCCTCTATCAACCTTGCCATTGAGAAAGGCGCTTTCGATAAATATGATGAGCGATACTTACGCTCGGGCTTTATGGAGGCTATGCCTGAATCAGTGAGAGTGCGAGTTAAGGAGCATGGCATTCGCAATGTTTGCTTGCTTACACAAGCACCCACTGGAACGACGGGTACCATGATGGGCACTTCCACTGGTATTGAGCCATATTTCTCGTGGCAGTACACCAGAACATCTCGCCTTGGCGTTCATGTTGAGGTGGTGCCTGTAATTAAGGACTTGGGACTCAAGCTCGGGAATCTTCCAGAGTATTGCGTTACAGCTCAGGACTTAGCCCCAGAAGATCATGTAAAAGTGCAGGCCGCTATCCAGAGATGGACAGACTCGGCTATTAGCAAGACTACTAATGCCCCTTCGCACTACAGCATTGAACAAACAGACCGACTTTACCGTCTGGCCTATCAGATGGGCTGCAAGGGTGTCACCATCTACAGAGATCAATCTAGGCATGAGCAAGTACTGTCAGCTATTGATGAGCAGGCAGATCCCATCGAGGATGGCGTCGAAGTTATCCACCAAGGGGCTTGTGAAATCGCCTACCTCCCAGACGGCACCGTGTATTCAAAATGTGATTAGTGCTATCATATCTAGATGGTCAAAAAAGATTTTCCATATGAGTGGTGGGCTGTTTTTATGGCAATAATTGTATATGATATATTTGCTTATAAAACTAGAAAACGTCCCACTCTTACCTCTATGATAAAAAATCTGAGGAATGATCAGTTAAGCAGATCTATTTTATGGGCGTTTTGGGGTTGGTTAACATATCACTGGTTACTGGAGAGGTAGATTGAAGTCTTTATATATCTCATATGAGTGCGATGAAAGCTTTGAATTTGAGACTGCGGCAAAAAATCTGCGGTTTACTCTCAATATTTATTGTGATGAGTGTCAAACCGTACACACTTTTATCCTAAAACCCTCCAAAAGAACCAAAAAATCGCAAAAATCTTGAGTTATCATCAATTTCGTGATAGGATATAAAGGTATGAGCGCAACCAACCCCAAAAGAGTCATTGCCGTACCAGAATCTGCGTATGGAGTGTGCGTCTGGCAGATGCCAGACGGTTCCTATTTAGGCAGTGATGGACATTATCTCTCACTTGAGGGTGTAATTGGTGACTATCGCGTCGAACAGAAGATGCGACAGGCCGCAGAATACTGGCTTGAGAGCACCGAAGGACAGCCAGCTTGGATTTCTGGAGCGAGGAAAGTTACGGATGATGAATATGATGACCAAAGTGCCAGACTTCGTGACGGTCTTATCCCAGATGAGTATGACGCCGCTCAGCAGCTGATGCGGAGGTACGCTAAATGAAACATGAAGTATCACTCGTAGATGATACTCAGGATACTGTTGTATTCCTGCCAGAAATTGATATTGATTCAATTCAGCCACATTTAGAAAAGGTCACAACAGACCCATTTCGCAAGATTGACTTAGATAGCCTTTCTAAGAAAAGCAAGCGTTTAGCTAAAAGATTAACTGGAGTTGGCGGCGCGTCCACTAAGTACGAAGATCCATTGATGATTGATGGCTATGGATTATTTAATGTTTCCGTCCCACCCTACGATATTGACTCCTTATCAGTTTTGTATGATGAGTGTGGTTTTTTGCATGCTACTGTGGATGCGCGCGTGATGAATACCGTTGGTTTGGGCTATGACTGGAAGCCAACGAGCAAGGCTCAAAAACGAGTATCGCGCTCTGCTTCTAATACAGAAAAAGCCGAGCGCGTTCGGCAGATGCACCAAACCGAAATGGACAAACTGGAAACTATCTTTGAAAGTCTCAATGAGGAAGAAACTCTTACGGAGACTATGATTAAAGTTTGGACAGATGTTCTCGTGACGGGCAATGGATATATTGAAATTGGTCGCACCAACTCTGGCAAGATCGGCTACCTTGGGCATATTCCCAGCAAGCTGATGCGTGTTAGAAAAGATAGAGATGGTTTCGTGCAGTTAGCCAATCGTATGGCTATTTTTTTCCGCAACTTTGAGGATTTTACGACCCCAGACCCTATCAATGATGACCCATCTCCGAATGAGGTGTTGCATTTTAAGATGTACAGCCCTAATCATACGTATTATGGTATCCCACCTTCGGTATCTGTTATATCTGCTATTGTGGGCGATAAATTTGCTAAAGAATACAATATCGACTACTTTGAAAATAAGGCAATTCCACGTTATGCGATTGTGCTCAAGGGGGTTAAATTAAGTGAAGCTTCCAAGCGTGAACTTATTAACTACTTCAAGAAAGAAGTTAAAGGAAGAAATCACGGAACACTCGTGGTACCTATCCCTGCTACTATTGGAGCAAATAATGATGCGGACATCAGATTTGAAAAACTTGAGACGGGAGTGCAGGAAGGTTCTTTCGATCAGTACCGTAAGTCGAACCGTGACGAAATTATCTCAGCCTATCGTGTCCCACCTACCAAGGTAGGTGTGTTTGATAATGCAAACATGGCAGTAGCGCGTGACGCTGATAAGACCTTCAAGACTCAAGTGGTAAGTCCAGACCAAGTTATCGCTGAGAAGAAACTTAATAGAATTGTAGCTGAGTTCAGTGACTTATTCTTATTCTTCTTCAAGCAGTTGGACATTATCGATGAGGATCTGCGTTCAAGGATTAACGACAGATACCTGCGTACAGAAGTGTTAACGCCAAATGAGGTAAGAGGGCAGCTTAGCCTACCAGCTATCCCCGGTGGAGACGAGGTTCTTCCTTATCCCACAAATGCTAAGATGCAAATGGCGGAAAATAAGAATCCGACAGGGGATGGCAATACAAATGCAATTTTTGGAACTCCACCTAAATCTGGGCAAGATAATGGTTCCAATGCCACTCCACAAGATGATGGAACTGGCAAGGTTAATGGTGAAGCTCAAGATACTGAGCGAGTAAGGGAGAGAGGTTAATATGAGAGATGAACAAATCATTGCGGCGGGAGAATGTGCCGATGGAGCATCGGTTACGCTCACCAGCCGCACCGGTAGATGGATGATTATCCAGCACACTGGCGCCGCTGATGCCACTGCAACTTTTGATGATCGTTATGTCGTGCATCTGGGTAAGCATAATACAGCCTATATTGAAATCACGGGTAATTATCAAAAAATGACAGCATCTGGCAACAGCATTGACTATATTGCTTTCGGCTAATTGACATATTTACTATCATCTGATATGGTAATATAGACAACATAGCCGTTGCTATCCCATGACATTGGCGTCGCCACACGCTAATTTTGGGAGTTAAATATATGTCAGAAGATATTACATTATCAATCCCATTCAGCAAGGTAGATACTGCCCGTCGCATTGTGACGGGCTACGCTACTGCTGATAATATTGATCCCTCTGGTGACTTAATCGAATATTCAGCATCTGAGCAAGCGTTCAGCAATTGGGTGGGAAACATCCGAGAGATGCACGCTCCAAAGGCTGTTGGCAAGGCGATTAATTACCGTCCGGTGATAGTCCCCTATCAGGGTCGTGAGTACCGTGGATTTGAGGTTGACGCCTACATCTCTAAAGGTGCTCAGGATACTTGGGAGAAGATTCTGGACGGAACACTTAAAGGGTTCTCGGTCGGTGGAAGAATCGTAAAAGCTTCAGAAGACATCGACAAATCAAGCAATAGAACAATTCGTCGGATTAAGCAATATGAATTAAATGAACTGTCACTTGTAGACAACATGGGGAACCCGGCTGCTGTCGTTACTATGGTAAAGATGGCTTCTGATGGTTCCCTTAACTACGATCTGGCTAAGTACAAAGTATTTTATTGCGACCGTCACGGCGTCGCAAGAATCAATGAAACACAGTGTGAGCATGGTGACACCATGCGTGAAATTGGCTCTGTTGACGAATTAGATATTGACGTAATCGTAAAGATGGTGCAAACGGAAATCGTCAAGGCTGCTGAAGGTTTTGTGCCACCGCAAGGTGCCCGCACAGAAGCCCGCAGAGGTCTTGAGTGGCGTCGTGAGTTCAATCGCGGCGGCACTGCTATTGGAGTAGCGCGAGCTCGTGATATCTCCAATGGTAAGGAATTATCTATTAGTACTATCAATAGAATGGTGAGCTACTTTGCAAGACATGAGGTAGACAAGAAAGGTCAGGGATGGTCGCCCGGTGAAGATGGTTACCCATCTGCTGGACGCATTGCTTGGGCTCTTTGGGGCGGAGACGCTGGAAGAACTTGGGCTAATTCCATTGCCGATAGAATGAACAAGGTAGATATGTTATCGGAGATTGAGTCCCTTCAGGGCTCAGAGGAAGATAGTGTTATGGAGAAGGAAGTGGCTTACGGTCACAAGACTCCTCCGAAGGGGTTCCCTGAGAATCGTAGTCAGTATGCTGACCCCGATAATTACAAGTATCCGCTCGATACTGCTGAGAGAGTAATGGCGGCGTTCCGCTACTACAATCAAGGTGGTCAGCAAAGTGCTGGTGGTTATAACGATGCTCAGTGGGCTTCTATTGGTAGAAGAATTATTGCTGCGCTCAATCGTCTTTCGGAAACGGATTACACGATGGAGAATGGTAAAATTGTTCGCAAAGATATAGGAGGCAACATGGATTTGCAAAAAAACATTGTAGATGATACAGTGGAGTCTGTGCAGACGCTTTCGGAGAACACAAAGATTGGTTTAATTGCGAAGTTTGTTTCGTGGATT